TTCCATAGAGTGAGTATTTTTTTTCTGCAATTTTATTTCTTGCTGCTAGCCTTCCGCTTGTACTGTTTTGCCAGTTTTCTTTTGCTTCCTTAGCGCGGCTGAATTTGATTTGTTTATATAGTGTTTCGTTTTCCTCTTCTAGTTTGGTTTCGTAATACTTAGGGGGTTTACATTTTGTGCCGCGATAGATCAGGAAGTCAGACGGGTAACAGTCTTTCTTGTATTTATCCCACCAGGTCGAGCCTATGCCGGGTTTTAAGCTCATCGTTGCGTACTCTTTCTGGACGTCATAGACCTGGCCGTCGATGGGGTCGAGTACTTCATATTCCTTCGCCTGGTCGCCGGTCAACTTTTTGACTACGTATCTAGCGACGTACGCAGCTGTTTCAAAAGTGACTGGACCGACAGTTGTTTGTCCCATTCCCCATATTCGTTCCAACTGGGGAGAGTGGAACAGGTTAGTTTCTGAGGGAATCTTTTCTTTGTCTTCGAAGTCGAGTCCGAAGAGACAGGCGTGGTAGTGCGGCCTACCGTGTTTGTCGCCATATTCTCCGCAATGGTAATAACGGACTTTTGTATCACTGTATTCCTTTCTTAAACGTTTCATGAATTTTTGGAAGTGTGTTTTGTCTAGTCCACAGTCTAAGGGTAAGTGTTCTTCATCGTATGTCAGGGTTATAAAGCAGTTGTCTTCGTGTTGACTTGCCTCGTTTACCATTCGCATAGCCCACTGACGGCTTTTTTCCAGACGGCAGCCGATACACTGACCGCAGGGAACAGATATAGGGAAATCCCTCATTGCATCTTTGGGGTCGAAGGTTATCCCACGTTTCCCGTTTTTCGTCAGTGTTTTGCTTTTCCAGCCGTCGATGGGTTTGTGGCATCCCACCTAGAGCCTGATCCCGCCCCGCTTTGGCCCGGGCCGGGAGTTCCTCGGGTGGGAGCCTGCTGTGTTTCGGAAGAGCCTCTTACTCTTCCGGCGCTGCATTTTTCGTCTTCGCATTTTCTTCTTCCTTTCCGCCGGACCAGGCCGGCGTGTTTGCTCCCCGGTGGATTCCGGGTCGCTTTGAGGTGACTTGGTGTCACCTAGCACAGTTACATCGAGAGATTGACTGTGCTGGGGTCTCATTCCTTCGACCAGATCGCGCGGCAGGGTTCATATGGAAAGGCCTCGCGGTTATTGGAAAGGGGGGATTTTTAGTCCCCCCTCTCCGGTGATCGATACCTAGTCCCGATCTTTCTCGTACATATCGCTGAGGAACGCGAGTTTAAGAATGTTTAACAATGGAAGCACGATCTCATCATCCAATTTGTTTTCGGAATTGACAATCGCCGTTTCCAGTTTGTGTATGGCAGAGTCCAGGGTTTGAACAAGCAAAGCCGGGTCGACTAACTCGATTATCCTGGCGATGATCGCTGGGAGCCATTGCAAGGCAATACCTGATAGTTTCATGGTTCCTCCGTCGGAGGGGGTTCAGTAGGTTCAGAAGGCGGTTCGGGAACTCTGTTAAGAGTGTCCACTTCTTTTCTGGTAGCCAAGCCGAGCTTGACCATTTCTTCTGCGTTTTCGGGATTGTCCATGAAATCCAAAAACATTGCAGGGTCGTTTGCAAACCGTTTCCGGACTGAAGCAGGAAGTTCATCAAACAGGTGATTGGCTTGAGTAACCAAATCCATGGCCGCTTGGAAGTCGAGTCCGGTAAGGTCCCCATATTGGGCTTCCATGTCCGAGAGGTGGGTAATTACGCCACTTTTCTTGAATCGTTTGATGATGTGATTAACGTCGCACTCGTCTTTAAAACTCTGCTTCGTCATGCTGGGAAGAGTATCGACGTACTCGGTGCGTGTTTTTACACCGTAAGCGCTGCGTATTTCTACCATTTTTTTCTCCTTACTTTCTAGGGTGAATGTCCAGAATGACTTTGTTTGCCTTCTCGCCAAGCTCGCGGCCTTGCTCCATGAGATCCTGATAGATGTACCCCAAGCGGTTTTTCACGTCGCGAGCGCTATTGGAGAACCATTGGTTTAGCTTGGGAATTCCCGTTTCGTTCATACTTTTATAGAGCCCGCCTTTGAGCTTTTCCTGCTGGAGACGATAAGCCGCGGCACTATTCGCTATGTCCTGGCCCGCCTTCATCGAGGCCAGGTGCGCGGCCGATGCCGCTTCTTTTGCCGTCGTCGCCGCCGACTGGTCGAGCAGCTGCTTGTTCAGAGCAGCCGAGCTGCTCTTTTGGGCACCCCCCATAATGTCCTGGGAACCGACCGAGCTTCCAGAGCCCGAGCCGACTTTCGCGCCGCCAAAGCCTCCAGTCGCCGCGAGAATCGGATTTAGGCCAGCTTGGCGCATATCTTTCACGGCCCACTGGTATTGTTGCTTCGCGGAGTGTTTTTGGAAGCTCTGAGCGTCTTTTTGCATAATCATATTGGCGCCCAGGTTTAACGCCGTTCCTCCGACTGTACCTAACACTGATCCAAGCATAGTTTCCTCCTAGAAGTGATCAATCATGCCGGGAGTAGCGTACATCGGCATCGGCCTAGTACAGCGGAGATTGAAGTAAGAGTCCCACAGGATATCCGGTTCCGTAGCCACGGCTACGACCCGATCCATCGGCGGGGTTTCCTCGATAAAGGTTTGATTGAGCGTCGGCCTGGTGGCGCCGAAGTCCTGCGAGAGGTGCCACGAGTCCAAAGGAGTGGCTGCGGTGGATCGAAAGGCGCCGGTGATCTTAGAAGGCTTGTACCGGTATTCCGCAAAACGCTCCTGGTAGCCGAACACGTCTTCATCGGCTCCTACGCCGCCATAGTAAATTTCCTTAGAGAGCACAGCTTGCTCACCCAGATGCGCGAGTGAAGGCCAATAGAGATCGTACCGGGTTTCCCGGAACCACATGCGATCCATACCACGCTGGTAGGTGAGGTCCGCGCGGATCGACGCGATCCCCATCACGAATCCGTGTTCGGTGAAGGAGTGAGTGAAACCGATATTGTCGAAGCCGACCGTGCCCATGGCAGCCAGGTTGCCCTGGGGACTGGTGCCGTCGGTGGAGCTCGTTTGAGCTATCGGCGAGATATTAATCGGTTGGGTTCCGCCGCCGAGATATTCCGGGCGCTGCAGCCGGGCGTCGGGAGACGTAACGCCGAAGTGATTTTTAAGGATTTCGACGTAGCGGGTTCCGCCTCGAGCATCCTTTTCCAGCAGTTTCTGCACTTGGAAGGCCTGGCGCATTTCGTTCACTGTAACAGCGGTTGCACTCGCCAAGTCGACAGTGAGCGCAGAGGCGTCGATCTTTAGCTGCGGATCATCCCAATACGCATTATTGCTATCCGTAGCGTTTGCGTTCCAAGCGGTGGTAGTAACTCCGCTTGACATTGTAAGATAGCGAGCAGCAGTTCCTGCAGTCTTGAATCGCGGAGCATTCGTTCCATCCGCTACGACGTCCCAAGTAGCGTCGGTCATCGGGGCAGTAGTCCCGATTCCAAATTCGACTTCGTCGCCTTTCTGGGGCCAGGGTAAGCACGACGTAAAGTAATCGTGCCGTTTACACCGTTTCCTAAGAACATAATCCCCAGGGTCATCCGGTCCTATATCCTTATCGACAACGGCCGAGTCAATCAGGTTCTGGTCTCGATACCATTCATTGTAAATGAGGTTATAGGCGCGGAACGGTAAAGAGCACGCTGGCATGGTAGCGATATCCAGTGGCAATCCGAAGTAGTCGCCGAGGCTCCCTTCCGTCCAACCACCGACGCCCGGGGCCTCCAGGTAGGGCATTTCATAGTCGGTGGTGTCGCCAGGATCCGTTTGCTCGCCGCAGAACTTTTGCCACTGAGTCCAGACCAGGCGGTTGGGCACAAAGAAGAAGTGAACGTCGACATACATATTATCCATGATGGGGAAGATAGGGGTAGCGAGCCGACCGAAGGCGGACATGCGCATGTTGAAGGTATCGCCGGGCAGGGCCTCGTCGAGGTAGATCGGAATTAGATACCCGGCGTCGAAAGTCGTTTTGTATCCATGCGAGCGATCGAAGGTGGATCGCGGCGTCTCTACGCGCGCCACGTTTGAGAAATTATGCTGCATCACGCTTTTCATTCTACGCATTTGCATTTACCTCCTTATTGTTTGCGCGGATCATATCCAATCCGCTACAGACGGTTTGGGGTTTTTCTTGGGATTCAATTATCCCAGAGTTCCTGTCAAAGGAACCAATTTTTACCAGATAGTAGTCTTCAGGGTGTTTTCCGAAGGAATGTTCGGGGTCGTTACAGGCATCGCCGAAGGCTCGGATAGCCAGTTGAGGAGTGGGAAGGAACCAGGGTTCCATGTAGGCGTCGGCTTTAATGTCGAAGATAGTGAAGATGATCGTTGTCATGCTTTCTCCCTTTTTCCATAGAGTGAGTATTTTTTTTCTGCAATTTTATTTCTTGCTGCTAGCCTTCCGCTTGTACTGTTTTGCCAGTTTTCTTTTGCTTCCTTAGCGCGGC